GATCAGCCCGCAGTATTGCGACGTGATCGTGAAGCGGTGGGAGACGTTGACCGGGAAAAAAGCAAGCCTTGACCGACAGCACCCGACATCGTAAAAAGGCCCTGCTGGCCGCCCTGGAGAAGAGCTTGGGCGTCGTGACGACCGCCTGCCGGGCCGCCGGCGTCAACCGCGACACCCACTACCGCTGGCTCAAGGAGGACCCCGAGTACGCCGAGCAGGTGGCCAGCCTGGCGGACATGGCCCTGGACTTCGGCGAGAGCCAACTGCACAAGCTGATGCGCGACGGCAACCCGGCCGCCGTCATCTTTTTCTTGAAGACCAAGGGCAAAAGCCGGGGCTACGTGGAGGGCAGCGAGCTGAAGGTCTACACGCCGGACACCGCCCCGTCATGGCTGGACGGCTCTCCCATCGCCGATGAAGCTACCGAAGACCTACCATGACGCCCGCACCTGCCCCGTCCGGTTCCAGGTCCACGAGGGCGGCACCCGCTCCGGGAAGACCTACAGCATCCTCACCGTCCTGGCCGAGCTGTGCTGGCGCAACAAGGGCGCAGGGCCTGTTCATCGACGTGACCCGCGTCAACGGCCCGGCCATCGACGCCGGACCCCTGCGCGACTGGCGCGACATCCTCGACCGCCACGGATGGCTCAACGAGCGCGCCCAGGCCAACCCGCGCCTGCGGGAGTACCGCATATGGGGCAACACGGTGTCGTTCTTCAGCGTGGACCAAGCCTACAAGATGCGAGGCCGCAAGCGCGACGTGCTGTTCATGAACGAGGCCAACCGGTTCACCTACGACGCCTTCCAGCAACTCAACATGCGGACCACCGGCCGCGTCATCATGGACTACAACCCAGACGACGTGGACCACTGGCTCTACGACAGGGTCCTCACCCGCCCCAACGCCCGCCTCTACCACAGCACCTACCGCGACAACCCCTTCCTGCCCCAGAGCATGGTCCGCGAGATCGAGGCGATGAAGGACACGGACGATTGGTATTGGCGGGTGTACGGCTTGGGCGAGCGGGCCGCCAACCCGGCCCAGATTTACCGGTCCTTCACGCAGGTGCCCGCCGTGCCGGAGGAGGCCACCGACGAGCAGGGGCGCACGCGCCCGCCCAAGCCCCTGTGCATCGGCCTGGACTTCGGCTTCAGCGTGGACCCGACCGCCGCCGTGGCGCTGTACGAGGGGGCCACCCGCCCCGGTGCCCCGCGCCCCGATGTCTACGTGGACCAGCTCCTGTACCACACGGGCCTCACGAACCCCGACCTGGCCGCCCTGCTGCGCGAGGCCATGAAGGAGCGCGACCTCGACGAGCGGCTGCCCGTCGTCTGCGACAGCGCCGACCCCAAGAGCATCGAGGAGCTGCGCCGCCTGGGCATCAACGCATGGCCGTCGACCAAGGGGCCGGACAGCGTGCGGCAGGGCATCCAACTGGTGCAGCAGTTCCGGCTGCTGGTCACGCAGGCGTCCGGCGACTGGCTCAAGGAGGCCAAGGCCTACAAGTGGCTCCAGGACCGCAACGGCCGCCCGCTGGGCAAGCCCGTGGACGCCCATAACCACCTGATGGACGCCACCCGCTACGGGCTGGACTACCACTTCAACCGCCGCTACGACGCAACCTACGCCGTGGCGTAACTTCACGCCCATGAAGGTCACCGTGCCCACGTCCTGGTCCGACATCACCCTCAAGCAGTTCCAGCGCTACCTGACCGCCGCTCAGGGCGAGGGCCTGGATGCCGTCACGGGCGCTGTGTGCGCCCTTGCCGACATCGACCTGCCCACGGCCCGCCGCATCCCGCTCAGCGAGCTGTACCGCCTGTACGAGGCCGTGGTCGACGCCATGCCCGAGGGGCAGCGCCACCCGCTGCGCCACGTGATCAAGATCAAGGGCCGCGACTACGGCTTCCACCCCGACCTGCTGGGCATGACCCTGGGCGAGTTCATCGACCTGTCCAGCCTCGACCCCGGCTTCTGGCCGACGGCTCACAGGGCGCTGGCCATCCTGTACCGCCCGGTCGTCGCCCGGAAGGGGGACCGCTACCGCGTGGAGGACTACCGCGCCGACCACCTCGACGCCGCGCCGCAGTTCCTCGACCTCGACATGGGCACCGTCATGGGGGCAACTATCTTTTTTTTGTCATTCTTGATGGAGTTGCCCGCGACTTTGACGACCTATTCGGCGGACCTGCTGGCGCTGGTGGAGGCGGAGGTGGGGGCTGGTACGGGTTCGTCTACGACCTTGCCGACGCGGACGTGACCCGCATGGACGCCATCACCAAGCTGCCCGCCACCCAGGCGTTCCTGTTCGCCCGGTTCCGGCGGCTGCGCAACCTGCAAAAGCGATGACATACCAAGCCCTCATCCACCGCCTCGGCGCCTGGGGCCACCGCCCACCCGATGGTCGTCCGCTTCACGGACGGCGAGCTGGAGCTGGCCGACCTGGACAAGGACAGCCCCACCCCGGCCGTCCACATGGCCCTGATGGGCGTCAGCTACGGCGAGAACAGCCGCACCTACGAGATCGAGGTGTACGTCATGGACCTGTATCGAGAGCAGGGCGACGAGGCCCTGGCCGTGCGCGAGGCCCTGAACAACACGCTGCTGATCTTCGAGGACCTGCTGGCCGAGGTCCGGAACGGCTTCCAGTCGTTCGGAAGGCTGGAGGTCTTCCCGCTGCTGCCGGTCCGCCCGACGCCCTTCATCGAGGAGCACAACCGCGTCCTCGTCGGCGTGCAGGCCACCATGCAGCTGCAGACACCCTGGACCGCCGACGCCTGCGCCAGCCCGGTAGGCTACGCCTGAGACATTCACCCACCCCCATCGTTACCCGAGCATGAGCGCCAACAAGACCATCCGCGCCGCCGTGAACCTGCCCGGCGGCATCTACACGCCTTACAACGTCGCCAGCGTCGTCGCGGGCAACGCCACCGCCGAGCTGTTCTACATCCTCCCGGTCAGCACGACCGCGGCCGCCCGCACCATCACGCCGCCCGCGCCCGGCAAGGCGGGCGACTGGTTCGCCGTGGTGGACGCGACCAACAGCGCGAACACGAATAACATCACGATCGACTTCAGCGCGTCGATCAAGTACGGCGGGGGCACCGCCGACGTGGTCCTGTCCACCGCCGGGGCCGCTGCGATCTTCGTGTACAGCGGCGTGGCGGGCACCGGATACATCCGCCTGGCCTGATGCGCATCAAGCCCACCAACGACCGGGGGCCGCAGGGCGCTGCCGCCCGGATGCTGGGCCTATGCGTCCAGTCCCCTGAGCTGACCGACCGCCCGGGCCGCCGCTTCTGGGAGGCCCTCCCCGCCACGTGGCAAGCCCTGCCCAAGGCGTTCATCCGTCATCCCAACGGCACGGCCTGCTACGACGTGCAGGACGCGAACGACGAGCGCTACCGCATGGTCACCCAGGAGCTGTTCGCCGGCCTGCCCGCGTCCGTGACGCATGACCTGACCATCGGTCCGCAGCTGCACCCGTCCGCCGTGGTGGCCTGGCAGACGGCGCGCACGCGGCGCATCGTGTTCGGCAACGAACCGCCGATGCACATCCCGTCCGTGTGGTCGACGGCGGGGGCCTACGCCCAAGGTTACCGCACCTTCGTGGTGAGCCTGCCCGACGCCCTGCGCCCGCTTGTGTGGTTCCAGAGCGGCAAGGAGGAGGTGCTGCACCACCGCCCTCCGGAGGCCACGCCCCAGCTGCTGGCCAAGCACCAGGCCGTCAAGGAGGCCACCGTGGCCCTGGTGAACGAGGGCTACCCCCCCCAGGTCGCCACCACCCACAAGCTCCGCCCGGACTACCCCGGCCCCGCCCGCGAGTTCTACCGCCACCTGCTGGACCTGTACCGCCAAGCCTAACGGCCCCAAGGTGCGCGTGCTGTTCCACGAGTACAAGCTCGACGACGGCGTGGAGGACACCGAGGACGCCGTGCTGCTGCTGGCCGAGTTCCTCGTGGTCATGGCCCGCATCATCTACGAGACCGACACCGTCGCCGGAGGGGCCTACCAGCAGGGGGCGGGCACCGGCACCGTCAACCTGATCGGCCGCGACCGCGACGGCGACTGGACGGCGGGCTGGCTCACCGAGCTGTGGACGGCCTTCGGCAACGTGCTCAAGGTCGGCGCGCTGGTCGAGACGACCCAGGAGGAGCGCCCGACCCACGTGAACATCGAGGGCTTCGACATCGGCGGTGGGCGCACCGTCCTGCTGTTCAGCAACCGAGGCCCCGAGGAGCCGCTCAAGCTGCCCGCCGCCCGGTTCCGCTACTGGGCCGCCGGGGGCGTCACCGAGGGGCAGTACCGCAACGCCTTGCCCGCCCATTCGGCGGGCCTGATCGAGCTGTGATGGATGAGAAGGTCCGCCAAGCCCTGCAAGCCTACGCCCGCAACGTCATCGACGACGCGCGCTACCACATGGCCGCGGACCGGATCAACGCCACCGGCACGCTGTCCAAGGAGCTGAGGTACTGGGTCACCGAGACGCGGACCGGCGTCACCATCGCCTTCGGGGCCAACCCGCCCGCCGACCGTTACGCCCGCTGGGCGGAGGAGGGCCGGGGGCCGGGCCGCTGGCCCCCGCGTGAGGCCATCGCCCGCTGGATACTGGCCAAGCCCGGCTTCAAGCTGCGCGGACCCGGGGGGCGGTTCATCCAGAAGACCATGCGCAACGCCCTGCGGGCCGCCTACCCCACTTCGCGCGGGCCATCGGCCGACGGGGCACCAAGCCCAAGGCCGACGGGCGGCGCGGGGCCAGGATGTTCGAGAAGGCCGCCCAGGACAACCGCAGCGAGCTGGCCGAGATCGAGGAGGCCTTCGCCGCCCAGGTCCGCAGCATCATCCGTAGCCCGAAGCCCTACCGCCGATGAGCGTCACGATCAACACCAGCCCCGGCACGGTCATTGCCCCGGCGTTCAGCAACCGGCTGTTCTACACGTTCACCGGCCACGTGCCCGCATCCGAGTTCAAGTTCCGCTACGTCATCGACGTGGAGGTCGATACGGCACCCAGGTGGCCCGCCTGCTCAAGGCCCCGGACCCCGGCAGCAACGACTGCACCTTCAACCTTTCGCCGCTGATGCGGGGCCAGCTGCGCCCCGACCAAGAAGGCGAGGCGAACCTGCACCTCTCATCCCACCCGGTCGGCGGGACCGGCAAGCCCTTCGTGCTGCCCGACGCGGGCACCGAGTGCGTCAAGGTCACGGTCAAGGTGGGGCGGCAGTACGCCACCACGGCCACCGGGGCGCTGATCACGTCGGCGAACGAGGACAGCGAGGACATCTACCTGGTGAACGGAAGCCTGCAGCTGGGCAACACGGGCACCGTCGCGGATGCCTACTACAACGCCGCCGCCTCCGACACCTTCCTGAGCAACCGCGCGCGGGCGACGTTCTACTGGAGCAAGAACCCCGGCCTGGCCTCGTCGTCGGTCATCATCCCCACCTACGGCGATGCCTGGTACGTGCTGTCATTCATCCACGACGACGGCACCTTTGCCTCCGGCCACGCGGCGCAGAAGGTGGCCTACGTCATGACCGACGCCACCGGCACCACGTCCACCGACGTGATCATCATCAACGCGGGCAACGGGGCCGCCCTGTCCAGCTCCACCACGGCCTCCGACAAGGTCGTGCGCCTCGGCTGCGGCCCGGCCAACATCGACGGCATTGGCGGGGGCGTGATCACCGACCCGCCCGGCTCGACGGCCGGATGGCAATACTACACGATCACGCTGCTGGACGGCTCGAACGCCCCGGTCAGCAGGCCCTACGTCTTCGTCAACCGCGCCACGGCGGGCGGCAACGTCCACTACGGCTGCCGATACGGGCGCTGGCAGCTGTTCTGGGCCAACGACAAGGGCGGCTGGGACGCCCACGACGGCTTCGACCTGGTGGCCGTCAAGGACTGGGCCATGGACCGCAAGCTGTGGCGACGGATGCCCGTCGAGCAGCAGAGCGGATGGGAGGCCGACCACGTGAACCAGGGGCCGCTGAAGGTGGACAGCAAGGTGACCATCCGCTCGCACTACCTGCAGCCCGGCGAATCCCGCCTGCTGGGCTACGCGATGCGCTCGCCCAAGGTCTACCTCATCGAGCTGTCCAGCGGCACCGTCACGCCCGTGGTCCTGCGGGCGGCGTCGTGGCGGCAGGTGCTGGAGTTCGGCACCGTGATGGACACGGTGACGATTGAATGCGAGGTCGCTTACCCCGAGATGGTCCCCACGGCATGAACGTAACGATCAAGGTTACCGACGACGGCGGCACGCTGCACCTGCTGGACCTTTACGAGTTCAGCGCGCCCAAGCTGACCTACCAGTTCTATTACCTGCGCAGCGCATCCTCGTCCTTGGCTGGCTACAGCAGCACGTTCCGCATCCCGGCCACCTCGGGCAACGTGGCGCTGTTCGGGCCGCTGCAGGACCCGGCCGCCTCGACGGACTACCTCACCAAGCGCAAGAAGCTCGCCACGGTCGAGGTGGACACGGTGCCGGTGTTCACCGGCTTCATGCGCCTGGCCCGCGTGGTCGTCCAGCGCGGCGAGACGCACGAGTTCGAGGTCACGCTGTTCGGCGAGGTGTCCAGCCTTGCCAAGGCCCTGGGCGACGCGACCCTGGCCGACTGCGACTTCAGCGCCTACGACCACCCCCTGTCCCGTCGGCAACATCACCAGCAGCTGGTACGACACCCCTGTTCGGCGGCGACGTCGTCTACCCGCTGGCGGACTACGGGACCAAGATGGGCTTTGGCCCGGACAGCTACCGCAAGATCGACACCGTGGAGGGGGCGCTGGACCCGGACCACTTCAAGCCTTGGATGAAGCTCAAGGCCGTACTGGGACCAAGGTGTTCCAGTACGCGGGCTGGGAGTACGAATCCACGTTCCTGACGTCCGAGCCATTCACCAAGCTCATCATGCCGTGGGTAAACCATGCCGGTGAGCGCATGGGCACCTTCAACGCATCACAGGGCGCGCGGTGGGGCCTGTCCAGCGACCTGACCTACGCCCTCACGGCCACCTACACGAACCCCGGCTGGGCGGCTGAGGCCCCGACGCCGCCGTTCCACGACGCGGGGGGCCTGGTGTCCTCCGGCGTGTTCACCGCCGCCACGGAGGGCCTGCACACGTTCACCGTGCAGGTGTCGGCGCGCGCGACATCCGGCGTTGCGAACATGGACTGGGCGCTGTTCCGCAACGGCATCGCCGTCCTGGCCACGGTCAGCAGCGGCACCTTCGGCACGTTCAGCTACGCCTACGCCAACACGTGGACCCAGTACCTGGAGGTGGGCGACACCGTGGCCCTGGGAGTGCGCGGCACGGGCACGGTGGTCTTCAACACCGGCTACCCGGTCACGACGGGGGGCGGATGCTTCGTGGACGTGGTGACGGCCGACACCTACCTGACGTCCGACATGAGCCTGGCCGCCCCGGAGGTCAAGGCGGTGGACTTCATCGACGACATCGCCCGCCTGTTCAACCTGGTGCTGGTGCCCAGCAGGGAGAAGGCCAACACGCTGCTCATCGAGCCGTTCGACGACTTCACCGCCTCCGGTGACATCGTCGACTGGCGCGGCAAGCTGGACACGTCCAAGGACTACACGGTCACGCCCACGGCCGAGCTCCAGAAGAAGGAGCTGGTGCTGACCTACCTCAAGGACGAGGACATGCTGAACCAGGCCGTCAACGGCGCGGTGCGCGAGGACGGCGAGCGCATCTACGGCGAGAAGGTGGTGCGCATCGAGGGCAACGACTACGCGACGGGGAAGGAGGAGGTCAAGCTCAAGGTCTTCGCCGCCACCCCGTGCGCGCAGCTGGCCGGTTCCATCGTCGTCGCCCCGCCGTTCTACGACCGCGACGGCACGCCCATCAAGCCCAAGCCCCGCGTGCTGTACTGGGGCGGGCTGCAGACCATCGGCGCGGAGGTGGCCATCACCTCCGGCACGACCGACGGCACCGTGCCGGGCACCTTAGTGCACAGCACGGCGAGCTTCGTGACCGCCGGCGTGGAGGCGGGCGACCGCGTGGACAACACGACCGACGGCACCTTCACCTTCGTGACGGCCGTGGCCGCCACCACCCTGCTGCTGGCCGACGACATCTTCACCACCGGAGAAGCCTACGAGATCAGCCGAAACGGCGGCTGGTACATGGACGAGGGCTTGTTCACCTGGCGCCGGAACTTTTACCCGTACGCGGGCCAGTTCGAGACGCCCAACAGCGGCGTGGACGACGTGGATCTCGCCTTCGGCCCGGACACGCCCTATCACTACACGGCGCACCAAACATTCAATAATCTTTACTACGCCTACTACCAGTCGTACTTCACGCAGCTGTACGCCGAGGAGGGCCGCGTGCTGGAGGCCTACTTCAAGCTCAACACGGCGGACATCCTTTCGTTCCAGTTCAACGACCGCGTGTTCGTGCTGGGCTGCGAATGGAGGATCAGCAAAGTGAGCGACTACGGCGTGGGCACCGACGAGAGCGTCAAGGTGGAGCTGGTCAAGATCACCAGCGCCGCCCGGTGCCGCTACGCCCCGGTCGACATCGACCTCAACCAGGTCGTGTCGTTCGTCGACCTTGAAAGCGAGCGCAGCAGCGGCACGACCGACGCCAGCGCCACCAACAAGCTCAAGGACAGCACGGCCGACTTCACCACCGACGGCGTGGCCGTGGGCGACAAGGTCTACAACACCACCGACGGCACCGAGGCCGAGGTGCAGAACGTCGACACGTCCACCCAGCTGGCCCTGTCGGCGGACATCTTCACGACGGGCGAGGACTACGTGGTGCGCCCGGTCGGCGGGGGCAACGAGGCGTGCTGTGAGGCGGCGGGCTACCGCTGGGACGGCACCGACTGCCTCGGCAAGAAGCTGCCCAACATCCCGCCCGTGGGGCCGGGCATCCCGCCGGTCGGCGGGCCGGTGGATGGGTCAGGGGGCGGCACGGACCCCACCACGATCAGCGCCCGCTTGGGCACCTTCCCGGCCACCCGCATCGGCAGCCTGGGCGGCATCCGGTCGGGCCTCATCACGGGCCTGCATCACCGCGTGGGCGAGGACATCGACACCGCCGCCTTCCAGGGCATCCGCGTGGGCGGCAGCAACGCCACCGCCCTGCACGACGGCGAGGACGTCATCGGCGGGGGATGGCTGCGCACGGGCGACCCTGCCGACCAACTGGGGCCGGGGCCAGGCCGGGCGTATCGTTTTGGTCGGCGAGGGGGCCGGGGCCAGCGTCGGCGACACCATCCCCCTGTACGTGCAGGGCCGCCCCGACGTCACCGGCTGCATCAACATCCCCGAGAAGAGCGCCGCCTATCTTCACGTCTACGTCTCCGGCGTCATCGTCAACAGCGGCGGCAGCATCACCAGCGTGGGCACGCTCTACATGCACACGGCCGTCTACCGGGCCAGCACCGGCAACGTGACCCTCCCGCCGGTCCCGATCAACAGCACGCTAAACAGCGGCGCCAACCCGATCAAGGCCCTACGCCTGGACATCACCCAGCCCGCCACGGGCCTGCTGGAGCTGGCCCTGGAGGTCCACAGCAGCGGACCCACCTTCACCGACACCGGCCAATTCACCGCCCTGGTGGACTACGTGCTGGTGCGCAACGTGACCTGACATGGCCGAAGACATCATCTTGCGGTTAAGCATCGAGGGCGTCCAGGAAGAGGTCCGCAATGTCGACCAACTGCGCGGCGTCATCACCCGCCTGGAGGAGCAGCTGGAGACGGCGGACTTCGGCTCCGAGGCTTTCGAGAAGGCCACCCGCGAGCTGAAGCACGCGCGGGGCGAGATGTACAAGTTCGAGCGCCAATTCGAGG